ACTAACCCTGCCTGTGCGTTGTTAGGATTCTCTAGTGCCATAAACCAATTGATTACATCTAAAAATGCCCAACCATATGCAAGCATTAATAATCTTGGTACTAGTCTCCAGTTTGACATTAATTCTGGTATCTCTACCTCAATGAAATGCCATAATGATTTACAACCATGTTTGAAACCATTCCAACCTGTTGTAAGCATGTTTTTTAAAAAGTTCATATTATCTCCCTTTTTGTTTCTCTCTTAATTTTTCGTTTTCTTCTCTTATATGTTGTACTAATAAATCAACATATATTTCCCTCTCCCATGGTAACATTCCTTCAAGGTCACCTAATGAGTATTTATGGTATTGCATTAAAGCAAAGTTTGTCCTATAAAAACTCTCTAGGCTCTCATGTAAGAGGGTAACTGAAAAAAATCAGACGCTCCTTGTAATAACATTTCATGCTCTTTACCTGATTTAGGGTTCTTATATTTTATTGTATGAGTTATTATAGGCAATTCCTCAAAAAAGTCTTTTAACTTTTCATATTGTGGAATAGTCAAATTCTCTACAAACTGCTCAAGTTCTTTTGGTTCAAGGTCTGAAGTTTCATACACCTCATCACCATTGTAAATTTGAGCAATACAATCCCTTATCAAATTAACCGATAAGTCTAGGATAGTTTTTTTATCTGCTATCTCTACTATGGTCGGCACTCTCATTATTACACCATAATCTTTAGAAAAAGGTATATATGTATTAATCTTTTTACTAAAGTCTGGCTTTACACTATCAATATTAAAATCATAATCTACGACTTGTGTTTCATCATCTGGACATTTCAGTTTCAATTGTATTGTTTCACCTACTGATTTTGATCTTATGTTTAACCATAACCACTCAAAATCGTAAACTGGTAACTTTGTAACATCAATACCATCTGTCAATACGCAAGTTTGAACGGTGTTGATTAAAGTATTAATCATCTCGCTCTCTACGTTGTTTTCTACAGACATCAGCAAAATCTTTTCTTCTTTTACTAAAAATGGTCTGTACTTTACCTTAACATTATTTGATAACATCAATTCATGCTCAGGCGTCTTCATAAAATTAAGCATTATTTACTCCTTTTAATATAATATATCACGTATGATTTTAGGGTCTGGTAGACCTTTCGGGAACACACGCCCTCCCGTTACTCGCCCAATAGGCAAATTTCTTCTTAATGTTTCATAGACTTGTCTACCTGCTCTACCTAACTCATTACCTATACCAAAAGGTAAGTTATCTAAAAAGTTTTGTTGTATAGCAGTAGTATTAGTTCTATATTCTAATCTGTTCTTTTTGTGTCTTCTATTTTCAACCGTAAAACCATCTCTTAAATAATTCCATGCTGATGTAGCATAGTTTCTGTATGTAAATGTTACACTTGTTTTAACAACCTGGTTAACTGCGTCATATGATAATGGTGTTGAAGCAATAGTTTTAGGCCATACTTCGTACATCTGCACCTGATATGATGAGTATCCAGATGTGTTACCTAAACTCTTACGTATTGTCTCCCTATCTTTTACTGCGTCACCTGATGGTTCAAAATTAGCAAGTGCTGCTGTAAATGTTTTATGTAAAGGTGTAATTGTAATCATACATGGTGTAGCATAGTCATCATAGTAACCTACGTTATGTGAAATAGGATCAACTATAGAGTTTTGCCATGCCTCAAAATATAATCTTTCATCATAATTAACACTCGTATAAAATTCTAATGTAACCTCTTCAAAGCTAACGTTCTTTGCTATTGCTCTTTTAGGTCCATAATATGTTTCATTTACATCATCTGTGATAGTCTTACCTGGCATTGACACGTTAGAACAAAATAGATCCATTCTTAATTGTAAATTCTGTTTTATTGCACCTGCTAATCTAGCACTCTTTGTCATTCTAGCATTTTGTTTTTTAGAGTCTGATGGATCAGCATAAACATAATCACGTGGTAATTGTTTACTTTGTGGTCCATCAATCGTACATAGAAACTGCGTAGGCCTTGCCAACCCACCACTTCCTGTTAAACCTGATCTAAATTGATTGAATACAGAATTGTAATTAGATGATACATTATTTGCTGAAAATCGTCTATTGGTTTCTGCTACGCTGAATTGTGGTTTACTAGGTGGTATACCTAATCGTATATCCATATCACCTATTCTTTTACCTATGTTAATAATTGACATTAAATAAATCTCCTACTATCTGCATAAACTCTTCCTTCAGAAGCCTTTTTAAATCTTTGTACAGGTAGATAAATTGCTGTTGCAGCCTCGTCAGCATTTATTCTTAAAAAACCTGTCTGTACATATGCGTACAAATATTTCTTTATCGTTGGTTTTACTATTTTTATATTTTTTACATCATCATAGGCAACCTCAAATCTTGTATTCTTATCAAATCTTCTATCAGACGCTGTTGCCTGCATACGTTCTAATAGTCTAAATCTTAATAGAGGTGGTAGATAGTGAAAGTTCATACCCATAAACCCACCTGATATTGGCTCTAATGGCAACACTAATGGGAACACGTCATAATAAGGTAGAGTTTTTCTTAATTTAGGATTGTACCCAAACAAGTTCAATCTACCTACGCTAGGACGACCATTTAGTTTGTTTTGTCTAAACAATTGTCTAGCAGTTGTACCACTCGCTAACTTATTTACTTGGGTTCTATACCAAGTAGCAGATTTCTGAGCGTCTCCTGCTCTTTGTTTGATTGTGTCAAATACACTTGCCATACTACTATTTATGTTGATAATAAATAGATTCTATGAAGAAGTTGAAGAATATAGATAAACGACCCTATCAAGGTATATTTAAACCATTGAACCCACAGAAATATAAAGGCAATGTAAACAACATTATTTATAGGTCTAGTTGGGAGAAACGTTTTATGGTGTATTGTGATAAGAATAGAAGTGTGTTGGAATGGGGTAGTGAAGAAATAGCAATATCGTATCGTTCAGTAGATAATAGACCTCATAGATACTATCCTGATTTCTATATGAAAGTTAGAAAAACAGATGGTTCGTATCAAAAGTTTGTTGTAGAGATTAAACCTAAAAAACAAACACGTAAACCTAAAAAACCTTTACGTGAAACCCGTACTTATAAAAATGCGTTGATTACTTATGAGAGAAATAGAAGAAAGTGGTCAACGGCGTATGCTTGGTGTATTAAACGAAACATGAAATTTCTGATACTAACCGAAGACCACTTAAAAACGTTTTAGATTAACTTATTACTTTTCTTTATATTGAAAGTGGCGTCAATCAATTCACCATTATCTAAAGTGTGTGTACCACCCTTGTCTTTAGGGTTAACAGCGTCACCGTGCCACTTTGTATAGTCAGTAATTTCGTTAAAAGGTATTTCTTTTTTAGTTCTAGTACATATACCTTTTTGTTTTTCCCACATTTTTACTTTATCGTCATATGAAAAGTAATCATCTGGATCTTCTTGTTGTACTAAAATCTTATTAGTAAAAGCCTTGTCTTCAATTTTATCTTTTACCAATTTCTGTCTGTACACTCTAAACTCATCACCGATCTTTCTAGTTAGAGTTTTGAAGTTGTACTTTTCTGTATCACCTTGTTTAGGTGAATCGTAAGTTGTTTTTTCATCAGCAAACATCTTACCAGTAGTTTCTAACCATAACTTGTAGAAGTCATTTGGTTTATCTATTTTAACATTTTGCATTTTGTAATCGTATGAAATACAAAAATAATCAAATATAGAATTACTTGATTTCTTCAAGTTAGCAGTACCGACTTTGATAGTATCAAGTACCGTGTTTAGCACTCTATTGAATTTACTATCTGTTTTACCAGGTCTTACTATTTTGTTTGCCTCACCAAGAGGTGACATGTAAACTTTATCTAAAGTCTTTTTGTCTGTAGTGTTATAAGCAGCGTAAGCAATACACTTAGCAATAAACTCGTCTGCCTTTAAAACTATAAACTCTTTGTTCTTTACAAAGTTCTTTAAAGACTTCTCAAATGTATTTCTTTTATCTCTTACATATTGAGCGATCTTACTAGGATATGATTGTCTGATCTGTTGACCATTCAATGGCACACCATCGTTTACGTTTCTGAATAATACAGGTAAGTTAATCTTTTGTATTTCAGTATAAATCGCAAATGACAATTCTGAATTGTTGAATTTATCTAAAAGCAATTTGTTTAAAGATTTGTTTTTGTTCTTACCAGGTTTAACTGATACAATACCTTTTGATGTTTCATAATCACCACTAGGTACTATAATCTCGTTATCTGCAAAGTTTCTTAATGCGATTGATCTATTGTTACCATCAACGGATACGTATAAGTAACCTTCTTCTTTTAATTGTTTAAAGTATTCAATAGAGTCATCATCAATACCAATGCCTTCGTTATAATCTAAAGCAGCGTCAATGTCAACTAAAATAAAAGGTGACGGAGCACTACCGAATAGTATTGATTTGATAAATTTGGATTGTTGTCTTTTATCCCATCTACTTTCTTTGTCTGTACCGACTTGAAATGATGGATCAAGTTTGATTTTGCCTTGTTTTTTTAGTTCAGTAAACTCGGCAACACTCATTGTTTTGTTATTATATTTCATTGTTTCCTTTCGTTTAATACACCTTCAGTATATCAGAAAACACGGCTTTTGTCAAGCATAAAAATGGTATATAAATGAGAACAAAACGTGAACATTTAGTAGGGTGGCCCGAAGGCCACCCCTATTTGAGAAAGTGAGAGAGATAGATTAAGAATCGTCTTCAGCTAGTTTACTAAAATACGAAAGGTCATCGCTTTCGTTAGACGATTCTACTTTCTCTACCGAGTTGTTAGAAGACGTTGGTATGTCGTTACTGACAGGTGGGAGGTCAATATCTTCTACAGACTCGGTACTTCTTTGTCCAGTAAGAGTCTTATTCAGTTTCTCTTTGAGTTCGTCATAAGACTTGAAGTTACTTGGATCAATGAAGGGCTTGAGAGCATATTGAGAAGACCATATCTTTTGTATCTCCTCATCAGCATCCTTTAATTTAGATACTGGCTCAAATTCTGATTTATCATAATTCCAGTAGCCGTCAACTTTTCTGATTTTTAGTTTAAAGTTTGCACCTTCCCAAAAATCAAATGGGTTAACTGCCTTTTCATCTTCAAATGCTGGGTTCATTGCTTCAGTAATCTTATCAAAGATTTTCTTACCGAATTTAAACAAGAA